ACGACGACGATTTGAGCAATCTTACAGCAAAGATCGTGACATTCAATGGAGCTAAGTTTTCTCCCAGACGCTCCCCGAAAGAGGTCCACCGTGAATCGAAAAAGTTCGAGCAAAGGCTCTGGACCCGATGCTCTACCTCCAAAAACCCGGAGCGGGGAACCTGAAGGTCGTACTCTGCTAACGTCCCATCTGGGAACCTGACCTGAATACAACAGTGATACCAACTCCCTAAACGATTTCGCCCATCCGATCTTCGAATCTGCCACATTAATAACTGTATCGGTTTCATGGAACTCCTCTGCTACTTCTGGTAATTTTTGTACGTACTGCCGTTCAACACTGAAGCCCACGCCTGTGCCACACATGAGAACGTACATCATCTCATCGAAAGCCTTGGGGTGATCTATGGGTAGGTAGCTACAGTTAAACCCTGCTACGTTGTCACGATCCAGTGCCTCTCCTGCGGTCATCAGTGCTCGCATAGACGGCATTACGTCTAGGCTGTGGATGGCCTCGTAAACCTCCTTACGAGCAGTCTCTGGCAGATCATCGCCCCAGTAGTTAACGTAGCGACCTACTGTTTCTTCCCAAGTCTCCCTACGCTTCTCCTCTGGTAAGTACCTAGCGTACCGTGACTTGTGTATGTACTGTTGGTATGCGTCCATCTATTCCGTTACTCCTAGTGTTTCGTTAATGATTGCTTGTGCCGCCATCTGAAGCAACATGTATACTCCGTCAGGGTACTGCTCGTTGGACGCTACTTCAAACATCTCGCCGTCTTCGTACATGATGACAGCTACCTTTACCTTTCGTCCCTCTTCCTCGTGTTTCAGTGCTTTGACTACAAACGCAGACAGAAACTCTGATGTTGTGATTTCGTCCTTCTCTTGATCTTTGTTACCAAACTTACCTTCTACTACTTTCACGAGTCGACCTCCTTGACTAACCAGCCTAGGTAGACCTGTGCTTTCTTGAGATCCTCTATGCCGTTCTTGTACTCGTATCTCCACAGGTACTTCAGGCAGTTACCCTTGAGATACCCCTTGTATTCCTGTGGGTGCATGGACGCCTTGATTGCTTCGATGGCCTCTATCGCTCCCTTGTTGTAGTGATCGGGCTGTGTCACAGGGTTGTGTTTGTCGCTGGGGTGAAACAGCTTACCCGTGAAGGTCTTGGATTTATTAACCTTGTCCCACTCTTCTGGTGTTGCTTCGTCTATTGACATTTTTTTACACTCCTCAAACTTCTCTGCGCATTCTTCTGAAGATAATTCCTGCTCTTCACAGATTTTTTTACGTATCTCACAGTCTGAATACCAAGTCCATTCATTCCGCATCGACCTCTTCCTCTAGTTCCTCATAAAAACTGTCTAACCTCTTGATTAACTTATCTTCAAATCTGTCTAGTATTTCTTCAGATGAAATCTGTAGGGCTTCTAGAAGATCGTCAGGATCATAAAACCGCAACAACTTCTCCTTAATTTCTTCTAGTGTCAGAGACATAATCAACCAACTCCTTTAGTGTATCTATATTATACCATAGTATTCCTTGTTTGTCACACCATTCTGCCATAGTAAGTTTGGTACTTTTACTCACTTTTTGATTAGGCTTCATCAGTACAAATATGAGTTCTTGTGTCTCTGAGAGACACTTAGACACCGATCTATACTTCTGTGTGTCTCCTGCACGAAAATATCCTTTGCACTCAATGAGGTACGATCTTCCTCTGTACTCGTACACAAAGTCTGGTGTGTACTTTCTTTCGATTCTGTACGGTACTTGGTACGGCTCGTAGCTAAAACCAAATGGTTGTAACTGCTTTGCAACATCTTTTTCAAACTCCGATCTAAAGTTACCTAGCTTGGACTTCCGTGACCTTCGGCTCATTGAACACCTCTGTTAAATATCTTGGACCACTTGAGTAGATGAAGGTTCTTACTTCGGGCCAACAGGTAAATTTGTAGGGACAGTAAGAACAACCGACGGCGAGCTTTCTGTTTCCACTTTTGCCATCTGGTACGGTTTCGTGGCAAACTTCTGGCGGCTCCGGTTGCTCCACTAGCTTTTTTATGCGTTCAATGTGCTCCTCTATATCGTAACCAATCTTTTCGTGAACAGGAGCCTGTGTGTCCTCAGAGTCGTACAAGAGGTACGTCAGATGTCCGTTCTGTTTGTCCATCGCTAACCAACCAAACGATGTTTCACCTTCGGAATGTGCGTATCCCTTAATTTGAGCAACGTATCCAAACGGATCATCATAAGCCAAACTTCCGTCTTTGAATTTTTTAAACCCAAAAGTGGAAGTACTTTTAATGTCTGTGACAACACCATCAATTTTGCAGTCCATAGACCCCGTAATACCCGCAACTTCACATTGTTTTTGTTCATCAGTCACCTCGTGTCCTGAGAGTCTAGTGAGAAACAACAGCATCTCTTCGATTAGATGCCCGTACATAAACTTGACGTAGGTGTTAGGAGTCATCTCTTCTTCTACGTCAGAGTTGTTCACTACGTTCCACAGGTAACGATCATCACGACCGATGTTTGACATTCGTAGCTTGCGACCGTCACGTTTCTCTGTGAACAGGTTGGTCATTAGACGTTTGCAGTTCTCACCAAAGCGTTCAATCTCATCGTACAGATCAACGTCCTCTGGTATTTCTTTGGAAGCGACAACAGCGTATATATCGTCTACCAGTGAGTAAAGTTTTTTCATTTTGAATCCTCTAAGTATTCGATGGCCCGTTCCAACATATTTATGTCATCATCAAAGCCTCCCAAAGACCTGTTACATTTGTGACATAACCAACCCCTGAAGGTTTCTTTTTCGTGGCAGTGGTCTAAAACCCATGATCCGTTTTTGGTGTTCCCTCTGCCTTTGACATCTTCCTCTGTGCCTAAGCATATCGGACAGGTATATCCTTCTGCTGGCATACCGTGTTTTTTCTTTAGCCTTTCTCTGACCTTGCTGAGTTCGTTGTTACACTTTTTACACTCTGGTCTGAGATAGTTGCCTCCTGAGTGGCGAGAAAAGTGTTGTAGTGAGAGTTTTTGTTTGCACTTGCTACATTCCTTGATTCCGTCACCTAAATCATAGTGGTCATCTTCTAGGCAGAGGTCTATCTGATCCATCAGTGTGTCTCCGCCCACGTTGATCCAACTTTGTACTCTCCGTCAAGGGGGCATCTGAGTTGAAATGATAGACCAGCCGCCTTGATGCACTCAACTGCGAGCCAGCCGAACTTCTCTGCTTGTTCTGTAACCACCTCCGATTGTATTTCGTCATGTACGTTCCCTATAAACTTGTAGTCAATCTTGTGTTGTGTTGCGTAGTCATCCAACAGTACCAGCGCACGTTTCATAATGATTGCACCGGCAGACTGCAAGAGCGTGTTCAGTGCACTATGTTCTGATCTGACCCAGAGTTTTCGTCCGTCCAGTCCGACGAGGTATCCTTTCCTAGAAGCAGATCCAACTCGTTCTCGTAGAGTTTCAAGAGAAGGTGTATTTCGTAGAAAGCGTGTCCTAAGCGCATTGCCATCTTTTGCCGTTCCTCCAACGATGCTTCCGATCTTGGCATCTCCTGCTCCGTAGAGGAAAGCATAGATGAAAGTCTTTGCTTGAGGTCTTGTTGCAAGTCCAGAAGCAATTTGATTTCTGGTGTGAATGTCGTCTCTAAGCAAGACATCTGTAAACTCCTCGTCGCCCATGTAGTGTGCGAGCATCCGTAGTTCTAGTCCACTAGCGTCAACACCCACTAGCTTACGTCCCTCTGGTACGATCCAACAGTCACGGCACTCCTTGCCAAACTCAGAGTTAACTGAAGGAACCTGTGCCATGTTTGGGTTCTGGTGCGTCATACGTCCGGTTACAGCACCGTTAGTAGTAACCCTACCGTGTACCCTACCGTCATCCTGTACGTGCTCTAGCCACGAGTTGACTTGAGCGTACCGCTTCTGGAGTAAGAGGTATTCCAGTACTTGTTCCGCTTCGGGAACATGATGATTCTCCCTAAGCGTCTTTTCATCAACGACAGGTTTGCCCGTCGCAGTGAGTTCCGTCCATACTGCGCCCTTAGCTGTAAGTCTGTCGGCGACTTGCTGTCTTGAACCAACATTGAATACAGTGACCTTATCCTTGAGTCGTTTACCAGTTTTCTCTGAGTATCGCTCCTCAATAATCGGCGGGAAAAGCGCCTGTAGATCCGCTTCAATAACATTCATGCGCTCCTTAAATTTAGCACACAGGATGTGACACAAACGCTGATCTAACAACCACCCGTTACGCTCTTGTCCCTGTATGACCCACTGAACCTCGTGCTCCAGATCAATGCTGTCCTGAGAAAACCCGTGTAGATCCACCTGTAGCCGCTTGTACACCGCTTCTGTTAACTCTACGTCACGTATGCAGTAGTCGATCATCTGTGGTGTAAGCTGGCTCCAATCCTCGTGGTCGCCCTTGGGGAACCCTAGGGTGTTGCCCCAGTTACGCAAGGAGTGTCCACCAGACCTGCTAGGGTCAGCAAGTCGAGAGAGGATTAGAGTGTCAGTGACCATGCTCCTATCAAAAGTAAAACCCCAAAGACGCTCGACCACAGGAACATCAAAGCCAATTCCGTTGTGGAATACGAAAGTAACTGGCGCTTTGCGAGCCACGTAATCCTTGAAATCTTGCTCATTGCATATTACCTCACTCTCTCCGTTGTGGCGGCAGACAGCACACCAGATAACTGTGGCGTCTAATCCGTCAGTTTCAATGTCACAAAAGACTAGGTTACTCAAAACTCTGTCTCCGGTGGCGTAGGGTTAGCACACTCGTGGATGCGTCCGGTGAATTTGTCGTACCGTAGCCAACACGCTGGCCCTGTCTCTCCTGCGTAACGGTTCTTGAGAATCCTGACGCACGTAGTGTTCCTTACGTCTTCGTCCTCGTGTTGCTGGTTACGCTCCATGCCTATCACGATGTCTGACAACTGTGCAATACTCTGGCTACCACGTAAGTCCTGTAGGCTGATCCTGCCACCATCCTCGTGTGCTGTCCCAGAGGTACGCTTCAGGTGAGACACTAGGAACAAAGTAATCCCTGTCTCTGCCACCAGTGTGCGTAGCTTTGTCATAATCTCGTCTATGGCTTTCCGTTCGTCCCCGTTCTCTTGAGAAGAAACCACGATGGACAGGTGGTCGAGGATAATGTATCGGCAGTCACAGGCCTTTGCCATGTGCCGTACTCTTGAAAGAAGTTCGTCGGCAGACGTTGACCCCCAGTGATCGAACAGGTAGTAACGTCCAGAACCCATCGTTGCTTCCCAGTGAGGCCTAAGCTCATCAATAGGCGTGTCTTCCTCCAAGTGTAGTCGCCTAGATGATGCCACCGACATAATTCCCAGAGATGTTGTTGCGACGTCTTCTTCCAGTGCAAGTACACCGATGTTGGCGTCTGTACGCTGGAGCAAATCGTACTCAAGTTCTCTGATAAACTGGGACTTTCCCATACCACTACCGCTGGTGATAGTGACCAGTTCGTACGGTCTGTGTCCTCTTGTGATTTCATTTAGTCCGTCCCACGGGTACGGTATACTCTGTACCTGTCGTTTGTTTACGAGTGCGTCCCATGTGTCAGTACCAGCGATGATACCGTCAGGTCGGTACACTTTGGCGTCCCACCAGTGCTGTGTAAACTCTTGCACTCTGTTAGCTTTCAGCATATCGCTGGCGTCTTTCATGGGGAGCGTACATATCTTCAGCTTGTTAGGACTGAACAAGTGCTTGACCTGATCTATGGCTATCTCTCCCGCCTTATCTTGGTCAAAACACAGCACTACGTTATCGTAACCCTCAAGCCACTCTAAGTTCTGCTTGATCTCTCTTGCGGCACTACTAGCGCCTGACCTGAGACTGACTACATCGTATCGCTGGCCGAACATTTCGTAGACAGCCATTGCATCTAGTTCACCCTCAGTGATCGTCAGGTACTTACCTGTACCACGGCACTGCTTCTGACCAAACAAACCAACGTTGGTCATGTTACCAGAGCACACAAACTGCTTGTTACTAACGTGCCTCTGTTTTGCTCCTACTAACTCACCTGTATCCTTGTCAAAATAAGGGTAGTAGTGTGTGGCTATCTTACCGTCTGGTGCGTAATCTACGGTAACCTGATACTTCTGTGCTGTTACTTTTGAGATCCTCCTATCACTTATCTCAGCAACAACACCACTCATTCTCAGGTTAGACGCTGGTTGCACAGTTTCCTCCTCCTGCGGTGCTCCTGTCCCTTGTACGTGGTATCCACAATTAGGGGTGAAACAGTGGCGACCACCGTCTGAGTAGACCGCCACGTTGTCCCTACTTCCACACCTA